TCTTGGCCTGCTGGCCCGCAAGGCGTGCTTGTGTGGGGGTCATCAGATATGTATGTCACCGTTGGTGAAGGTGTGACAGCTACCACATCGTCTACACCAATCCCTGCTGGCACACCAGTCCCGTTGACCGTCCCTCCAGGGACCGGCGCTCCTTGGCAAGTCAGTGCTATTCAAGTAAGTGCAAACGGCGTCCTTTACGCCAAACCGATGAATATTCGATGAGTTTTGGCATCGCAATCAGAAACGGTGTTGCTATCGGTCTTGCGACCGTAGCATCGCTTGGGCGTGGAGCCGCATCTGCGGTTCGCGGCATCTTTTTAGGTACAGAGTCAAATAGCACTCTGACAACCGAAAGCGGCGCTTTGCTGCTAATTGAGCCGGTAGTTTGACGTTTACGCCAAACTACTATATCTTAACCGTACTAACCCGGCTGGTTAGGTGATCTTAAAGGATCAAAAATGACTGAAGATACTGAAGCACTACCAGTGGTGGAAGCCACGCCGGAACTGGAAGCTACGGCAGCACCAGCACCCGAAGTAGAAACGCCGGACGAAAAGCCCGCTGAATCTAAGGTCTTTACACAAGAAGAACTTGACGCAGCGATTGGCAAGCGCCTCGCAAGAGAACAGCGCAAATGGGAACGCGAACAAGCTAGATTGACTGCTGAAAGGCAGGCAATGGCTGCGCCGACTAACGTGTCGCAAGATCAATATTCAACTGTTGAAGAGTACGCCGCTGCTTTGGCTACTCAAAAGGCAGAAGAATTGGTCAAGCAACGCGAAATGTCGAAGCAGCAAGCAGAAATGCGTGAAGCCTATGCAGATCGTGAAGAAGATGCTCGCGGTAAATATGATGACTTTGAACAAGTCGCGTATAACCCGAACCTCCCAATCACGGCTGTTATGGCTGAAGCCATCCAAGCGTCCGACGTTGGCCCCGATGTAGCTTATTACTTAGGGTCTAATCCAAAGGAAGCCGACCGCATCTCCCGTCTGTCGCCGACTCTACAGGCCAAAGAGATTGGTAAGTTGGAGGCTAAATTAGCCAACGACCCGCCCGTGAAAAAGACATCGAGCGCGCCATCACCTCTTAACCCTGTTAAAGCCAAAGGTTCCAACGCACCGACGATGGATACCACTGATCCAAGGTCTATTCAGTCTATGTCTACATCTGAATGGATTGCGGCGGAACGGGCCAGACAGATTAAGAAGATGGAAGCGGCAAAATATCGCTAACCAGCTACCTTTGGAAAGGTTGATCTACAATGGCTAACTCAATTCTTACGATTGACATGATTACGCGAAAAGCTCTCGAAATTCTTGAGAACAACCTCGTAATCTCCCGTAACGTGAACCGTCAGTACGACGACAGCTTTGCTGTTGAAGGCGCTAAGATCGGTTCAACCCTCCGCATCCGTTTGCCTGACCGCGCTCTCGTCACCGACGGCGCTGCTTTGCAGGTGCAGGATGACAACGAACAGTACACAACCCTGACTGTTTCTACCCAGAAACATATTGGTGTGAACTTCACTTCTGCCGAATTGACCATGGAGTTGGATGACTTCGCAGAGCGCGTTCTGAAGCCTCGTATCAGCCAGTTGGCTGCTTCGGTGGATAACGACGTGGCAAGCGCCTATAAGTCCATCTATTCTTCAGTTGGTACTCCAGGCACCACGCCTTCAACCTCTTTGGTTCTCTTGCAGGGCCAGCAGAAGTTGAACGAATATGCCGCTACAATGGGCGACCGTTACGCAACAGTTAACCCTGCTGCCAACTCCAACCTCGTTGAAGGCATGAAAGGTCTGTTCAATCCGACCGACACCATTAGCCGTCAGTTCAAAAACGGCATGATGGGCACTGGCGTGTTGGGCTACGACGAAATCAACATGTCGCAGTCGATTGTCCAGCATACCACTGGTACTCGTTCGGCTTCTGCTTCGTTGACCGTCGGTTCGACTGTCACCGCTCAGGGCACATCCACAATCGCCATCAACGGCGACTCTGGCTCGGCTACCTTCAAACAGGGCGACGTGTTCACCATCGCTGGTGTATACGCTGTCAACCCACAGACCCGTCAGTCTACCGGTTCGCTGCAACAGTTCGTTGTGACCGCCGATGCTGTCGCTTCTTCGGGTAACTGGTCGTCGGTCAGCATCGCTCCTGCGATCTACACCGCTTCTAACACTCTTGCCACGGTTGACTCCTTCCCGCAGTCCGGTGCTGTTGTGACAGTGTTGGGTGCTGCAAGCACAACCTACCCACAGAACCTGATCTATCAGAAGAACGCCATTACCCTTGGTACGGCTGACCTTTTGATGCCGCAGGGTGTGGATATGGCTTCGCGTCAGGTTCATAACGGCATTTCGATGCGTATTGTTCGCCAGTACGACATCAACAATGACCGTCTGCCTTGCCGTATTGACGTGCTGTATGGCTACTCAGTCATTCGTCCTCCGATGGCTGTCCGTCTGTGGGGCTAATCAGTTAATTACCTAGGGCTTCGGCCCTAGGTTTCCTTTTTTAGGTTTTATGGAGAAATATCATGGCTCTTGCTAACGGTGCTGGTGGCTATCAGATCGGCGATGGCAACCTTAATGAAGTGCTGCTCGGTGTAACCACCGTGGTTGCTAAAACTGCTGCGGCTACCTTGACCGCCGCTGAATTGACCGCAGACGTTATTACTTATAATGGCTCGGCTGCTAACTTGACGCTGCCTTTGGCGACCGATCTGGACAACACTGTGTCCAGCGCTAAAGTCAACAGCAGCTTCCAGTTCAATGTTATCAACACTGGCGCTGCTACAGCGACCATCGTTGCTAACACGGGCTGGACTTTGGTCGGATCGGCTGCTGTGGCAACCACAGTATCAGGCCAGTTCCTCGCTGTTAAAAACGGCGCCGGTGCTTGGACTCTGTACCGCATCGCCTAATCAAATTACCCCGCGCTTAACGGCGCGGGGTTTTTCACGAGGTTTAATATGCACATTTATTTGAAACACCCCACCCACGGAACCAAAGTTGCTATCTCTGAACAAGAGGCAGAATATGATGAACGTGAAGGATGGAAACGATTTGATATTGACAATCGTAATGTAATATCGGATGCTGCACCGAACGAGTTAGACATCCGCCGTCGTAGGCGTGCAGTTTCGCAGGATCAATAATGGCAACGGCTGGCGATCAAATTAATGGCGCCTTACGTCTAATCGGTCAGCTTGCCGAAGGCGAAACCCCGTCTGCTGCTGCGTCACAAGACGCTCTTACCGCTCTCAATCAAATGATTGATTCTTGGAACACCGAACGTCTTTCGGTGTTTTCCACGCAAGAACAAGTGTTTATGTGGTCGCCAAATGAAATTCATCGTTCGCTTGGCCCATCTGGGGATTTTGTCGGAAATCGCCCTGTTTTGCTGGATGATTCAACATACTTTATTGACCCAGCAAGCGGCATTTCTTACGGCATTAAGATTATTAACCAACAGCAATATGATGGTATTGCTGTTAAAACTGTGACCAGCACCTACCCACAGGTGATCTGGATCAATATGAACTACCCCAACATTGATATGTATGTTTACCCAAAACCGACAAAGGTTCTGGAATGGCATTTCGTCTCTGTTGACGAATTGACCCGCCCCGCGACATTGGCGACTGAACTGTCGTTTCCTCCGGGCTATTTGCGGGCATTTAAGTATAACTTAGCATGTGAAATTGCAGCGGAATTTGGCGTTGAACCCCCTCCGCAAGTAATGCGTATCGCTATGACTTCCAAGCGCAATCTGAAGCGTATTGACAACCCAGATGACGTAATGAGTATGCCTTATGCTATCGTAAGCACACGGCAACGCTTTAACATCTTCGCAGGAAACTTCTAATGTCCAATGTCGCCATTTCAGCGTTGCCCGCCGCGTCTTCTGCTACATCAGCAGATTTAATTCCTATTGTTCAGAGCGGCACAACGCAAAAACTCACCAATTCACAACTATTTGCCAATCCCGCGCTTGCCGCTGGAACTGTTGCCAAGACTGCTTCGGCGTCCACAGACATTGCAAACAAAAACTATGTTGATTCCCAGATCGCGGGGCTTAACGCACAGACCCCTTGTCAATACGGCACAACAGGCGTTCTCACGGTAACTTACAGCAATGGTACGGCGGGTGTAGGGGCTACATTGACCGCGACAGCTAATGGCGCGTTGTCTTTGGATGGTGGAGCGCCTACAGTTGGTATGCGTATTTTGGTTAAAGACCAAACCACTACGTTTCAAAACGGCGTATATGTCGTAGCCGATGCAGGCAGTGTAAGCACACCGTTTATTCTTTCACGTGCGGCTGACTATGACCAAACGTCAGAAATCAATGCAGGCGATGGGTTTTACGTTGACAACGGTACAGTCAACAAAAACACGATATGGGTGCAGCAGACCCCCGCACCTGTAACAGTCGGCACAACAGCGATTACATTTTTGCAATTTGGTGCTGGCGGCTCAACAGGGCTTCCAAAACAGCCCTACACACCTAACACAGCACTTTACGCAAGCTCTGCTACAGCACTTACACTTGGAGTGCTTCCTGCCGCTGCTGGCGGTACAAACGTTTCGTCGGTTGGTACGGCGGGGAATGTTCTTACATCAAATGGTACAAATTGGGTGTCGCAAGCACCCGCCGCGTCAGGCATTACTGTCGGTAAAGCCATCGCTCTAGGCATGTTTTTCGGGAGTTAATAGAGATGGCTAACCCAAATATCGTTAATGTCGCTTCTACTTATGGTACCACATGGGTGCAGGCGGTCGGCACATCGGCTACGGCTATTGTCAGCAACGCTGCGGCGTCTGGTACGGTTGTTAAAGTTGAGTCTCTGTATGTTGGTAATATTGACGCGTCCGCGTCATATTTCATCACTGTGGACCTTTATCGCTCATCGACCGCGTATAACATTCTATACCGCGTGGCGATTCCTGCGGGCGCCGGTCTTGATGTTATTTCCAAAGCCATCTTTTTGATGGAAGGTGATTCACTTCGTTTGACTGCTGACACAGCAAGTAAACTTCAAGCTGTGGCTTCAGGAGAGGTATTTGCATAATGCGTAAAGGCAACGGCGGTATTATTGGGCCACAAAATCGTAGCACCACTACCGTTGCTGCCGGTATATGGTCTATGGATGAACAGCAACAAGGTTTGAGCGCGCGCGATTGGCCCGGTACACCTGCGGCTACGAAACCCAATCCGCCTGCTTTCGCTACGTCTGCGGTCGTAACAGGCTATATTGCCGGTAACGTATTGACGGTATCTGCGGTGTCCAGCGGTGCTTTAGCCGTCGGGCATGTTATCACCGGTCTCGGTATGACTCCATATACCACGATTGATTCGTTGGGCACCGGCACAGGCGGCACAGGCACATATTATGTGTCTAACTCTCAAACTGTGGGTTCATCTGGTTCTCAAATAACTATCTCTGCTACGCTTAAAGTCACGTCTATTACATCCACCACATGCTCCATTCAGGTGCCGTTTGTGCTTGGATATGATGGTGGGAGCCCGATTACGGGCGTTACAACCCGTGTGTTCAATGGTAGCAGTTTGGTTGGGTCTAATACCGGCACTACATCACCATTGACTGTTACAAGTTTGAGCAACAGCAAGAATGATTCTGTGCAGTTGTATGATACAAATGCTATAGGCAACAGCAGCGTGGTAACTGGAGCTTACTTCAAAACGCCGTCAGTTCCTTCTGCGCCCACCATTGGCACAGCTACCGGCAGTTTGCT